CATCACCCTGTAAATCCTCAATAAGACGATCTTTAGGATGTACTTTGCCTAAACCAAACTGTTCGGCAACAAGTTTTAAAATAGATACTTCAACATCTTTCGTCACAGGTCGCCTTCCTTACGGTTCTCGCTGTAGTGTACATCGAACTCGCCGCCTGGATAACGTGCTTCCAACTTGCTCACATTTTCAGCAATAACATCGTTAGGATCAAGACCAAGTGCGTTGCAGGCGTTCATCCAATACCACATGATATCGCCTAGTTCACGCTTCATATGGAAGATGTTTTCTTCGTTCAGGGGTTTACCCTGAAAGAAAATCTTCTTCACGATTTCGTTGAACTCGCCACCCTCACTTGCGATGCCAATACCAGAGGTGAGTAGCAACGGGATATTAACACGGCTGTTGTTGTGTAGCTTACGAATATGCTCTACGAATTCTTCTGCATCCTTACTAGGGTCCGATGCTACAGTAAGAACAAAATCGGCGTACTTGTTTAAATCAATTTGAGTTGTCATATAGGTTCCTTTTTAATTTCGTGATTGGTTTAAGAGTGCGCGGTAGCCGGCTGCTACTACATGACGGGGAGGTACTCCCAGCCACCAGCGACGGACAGATATTCCACCTTCATCAAACCAACCGTTTTCAATGGCGTATCCATTACGCAGTCGAAGATCGCTCATCGCTACCGCCGGATCCTTTAATCCAAAACGAGAGCGCACTTGGCTCAATGTTAGTCGTTCGCCTCTTTCAAGAGCAGCTATCAGTCGGCCTGTCTTAGTCATGTGAACTCCTTAAAATGCTTTGAGGATAATCATATCAGCATTGAAGCGACCATTCGGTACAGCCTCAACAGCCTTGATCTCCTTGAAATACTTACGAGCAGCAGGCTTACTGCCCATCAATGCTGCAATCTGTTCAGTGGGCTTACGAAGCGTCTTTATGCCGCTTTCCTTCTTGTCAAAGCCAATAACAGTGTTGCCCTTGACCATCAAGCACTTGCTGTAGTTGTCTGCGACATAGTGATGCATCTTGCGCTTCTTAGTGTCATAGACCCAAGCTTCGGTGCTCTGATGAAGCTTAACGGGGCTTAGACTAGTAAGGTCAATCTTGAGTGCATCGTCCTTGAACGCCTTGCAATACTTAAGACGAGCAACAATCTTCTCAACAGGCACAGCCTTCTTAGCACGAGGCTTCTTAGTAGCCTGCTTAAGACTGATGTAGCCGTTCATTTCAGCAATAACGTCTTCAATGAACTTAATCGTATAGCGGATCTGCATCTTACTGTAGTTGCTGTAGCCTTCGTTCAACTGTTCACACTTGCCACCTTGAACTTCAATGTATTCGTCAAGGAGACGCTGATAACGCTTGATAGCGGGGGCAATGTGCTGGGGAAGAACGTTCTTAGACGAGAGCGCACCTATAACACGCTTATCAACGTTGAAGTCCTTAGGGCAGTTAGCGTCAATGAATTCGTCAAAGAGTGCCTCAACATCGCTAAGGGCTTCATCAGCCTTTTCACGCATAACTTCCTGAATGTTGACAGTGCGCTTAGGCTTCGTTTCAGTTTCAGTGTCAGTGTCATCCTTGACATTGCGCTTAGCGAAGTCAACGAGAATGTCTACTGCCCGCTGAATATAGTCAATGTTCTTCTGTTCAAGAATAAGACCACGAGTAGCACAACGAGCAACCCAACCAGCAGTAGTTACAGTGCGATTGTCAGGGGCTTTGCGAACAAGCTTGATAACTTCCTTGTCAGCATTAGTATCTTCAAGATACTGAATGATGAAAGCCTTAGCTTCCTTAGGACCATAAAAATGTGAGTACCAGCTATATGCAGTACCAAGTTCGCTTTCGCGGCGATCAGGATTAGGCTGCTTGTCAGAGAAGTTCGGCTCAGGACCATAATGAATAACATCAGTGTCTTTAGGCTTAAGGTCCTTGACAGTAGTGTTAGTGCTGTTAGCAACTACAATACCCTTCTTACCTACACGAACTGCTTTTTTCTTTGCGCGGATCTTGATTGCTGCGGGGCGACGAGCCATAATTTATCTCCTGAATTTCAGATTACTTATACACTATACAATAGTCGCAGGCATATGTCAACCGTTTTTTATCCAAAAACAAATAGATGATCCATAGGAGAGTCAGTTTTCTTTTTCTTACGCTTATCCAAACTAGTAGCTAAAGTTTCAAAACTATCAACTTCGTACTGATACCATTTGGTGTTTCTCTTGGGTAATCCGTCGTTCGTGAATGGGATTTCCAAAACTTTAAGGCCGGCATATGCAGCGTATGGAATGGAAAAATAATAAATCTTGTCAGTAAACTGTTCATAAATTTGAACGAGAAGCTGGCCTGTTTTTCCTACTACGTTATGTACATGTGCGTCTACCTTGCCGCGATGGTATTGAGTTGTAGTTAATTTGGCTTCGCCATCGTTACTAAGATCGCAATGATTTGCGTTAATCACTTCGCAGTTGCCCAAATTTGCAAGAGCGTGTTCAAATGCAGTACTCACCTGAATAATTCCCATTGCAAGGAGGTGATCTACAGTGTCTTGGCACATCCCTTCAAATTCAGGAAGGAATTTGCGAAAATTATTAAAATGGGCAGTTTCAGTCCAAATACTCTGTGGTTTAGTAGCCATAAAATTAAACTTTCATTTACGTTGTTGATTCCTGTGATATAGTGCTTTTTATCCTCCGTGTCAACCTTTTTTTTCCGATAAATAACTATATGCCAAAGTTATCATTATACCGTCCGAATAAGCAAGACGATTATCGTTTTCTAGACAGAACTATCTCCGAGCAATTGACTGTCGGAGGTACCGATCTGTTCGGAGGTACCGATCTGTATATTCACAAGTATTTGGGTCCGCAGACGGGTAATACGTCTACTGACTTCACTCAGCCCAATTATGATGAATTAAATCCGCTAAACATTCAAGACTTGCTATTCCTAGAGAACCGTGATAGAGTATATGATAAGAACATCTATCGTTTACGTGGTCACTATAATGTTCAGAATCTAGACTTTGACTTAAGCCAATTTGGTTTGTTCCTGAATAATGATATAATCTTTATCACTGTCCACTATAATGATATGATAGACATTGTAGGTAGAAAATTGATGGTCGGTGACGTACTGGAGCTGCCGCACTTGCTAGACTACAATCCTCTTAATGAGACTATTCCAGTCGCATTAAAGAGATTCTATCAGATTACAGATACAAACTATGCAAGTGAGGGCTTTACGCAAACTTGGTATCCACATCTATGGCGTATCAAGTGCGAACCACTAGTCAATAGTGAAGAATTTAGCGACATTCTCAAAGAACCAATCAACCAAGACAACTATCTCGGTGATTGGGATAGGGACAAAACATATCCGCCGGGCTACACAATTAACTTTGGTGATAAGCTCTATGAATCTATCATCGAGGTCCCGGCGGGTGTCACTCCACCTAATCCAACATATTGGAGACCGATTGAGAATGGCAACCTTGCTGATATTCTATCAACATATAATAAAAATATAGCAATCAACAACGCACAGCTTGAAGAGGCTAGTCGTTTAGTACCCAAAGCAGGATACGATACAAGCAAGCTCTATATTGTGCCTACTTACGGTAGATATAAAGCTAACAACGTATTGTCTGATCAAACCAATCAGCCTGCTCCGCCTGTTGACGTAATCACTTCAAGCAATACAGGTACTGCGGTTCCCGTAGAAGGAACTGTCGTGTTTATGCGTAGCTCAAAGTATAAAAATCCTAGCGTCGGCATCAAAATCAAAAAAGAAGCACTACAAAGTATTTGGGACATGACCGCCGACATGGATCATTTTGAAGACAAACTTGACAAATTCGTTCAAGCTAGTTTGAATATGGTAGAAGAAGCACCTGTTCTCACTGAGAGTGGCTCTGGGTCTGTGGAAACTACTAAATCATTAGCCGTGCAATCATTGGGTGTAATCACAGGTCCATATGGTACTGCTGATAACACCTACGCAACAGCAGATCAAAATCCAGAACTGCCAGGCTTCACCGGTGACATAACACAAAACATGGACTATCGTGCAGACTGCGATCCCGGATTCCAGTATATCACTAGAGCAAGTCCAAGAACGTTTGGATACAGTACAGGTTATCTGACAGGTGACGGCGAAGCACCAAATGGTTTCCCTGTAGGTGCTGGTATTGCTTTCCCACAAAATCCACAAGTAGGTGACTATTTCTTACGCATTGATTATATGCCGCAATTACTCTATCGTTGGGACGGCAAGTTATGGATTCGTATAAGTGAAAATGTAAGAACTGATACTGGATTTACTGCTCAAGATACATCACTGCTGTCAGGCTTTATTAACAACCAGGGTGAAATCTATCTAAATAACAGTGAAGAAGTTGTTCCTCAAGCACAACCACTATCGTCTGTGTTGCGACCTGCTCTTGACCCAGTACCCCCGGAAGTATAATAGATGGCCCAGTATTTTTATGACAATCAAATAAGAAGGTTCTTAATTCAGTTTGCTAAAATCTTTAGTAACTGGTACGTAACTAAGGGCAAAGACCCAAATGGTAACGACATTCTTCTTCGTGTGCCAATTATGTATGGTGACGCAAGCAGACAAGCAAGTACTATCATTGCTAACAACAGTGCGAGTAACTTGCCCTCTGCACCAATGATTACTTACTATATCAGTGGACTAGAGTATAATCAAAAATGGACTCAAGATCCAACATTCGTTGATAAGGTTAATGTTCGTCAACGAGCATATAATCAAGATACTCAAAGCTATGAGACAACACAAGGACAAGCATTCACTGTTGAAAGACTAATGCCAGTTCCATATACACTACGAATCACTGTTGATTTTTGGACTACTAACTACAATCAAAAGTTAGAAATCATCGAACAATTAGGTACGTTATTCAATCCAGCATTAGAACTGCAAAGTACTGATAACTTCGTTGACTGGACTTCTTTGAGTGCAGTATTCCAAGATGGCATCACTTTTACTAGCAGACAGATTCCTCAGGGAACAGGCAATCCAATTGATGTTATGACTTGGAAGTTCTACATGCCTATATGGCTCACCACTGCTAGTAAGCTCAAGAAGATGGGTGTCATTCACAAAGTTATTGCTAGTATCTTTAAGGGTACAGCACTTGATGATATTCAAGATGAAGATTTGTTACTAGGCACTAGACAAAAGATTAGTCCTTATGGTTACAAATTACTTTTGATTGGAAATCAATTACAACTATTGCCGCAAGCTACTGCATTTTACCCACCCAATAGCTCACTAGAACAGCCAGTGACTCCTAATACGGATTTGTACTGGACTAGCTTGTTGAACGTCTATGGAGCAATCAAACCAGGTATCAGTCAGATTTGGCTACAGAATCCATATATGGACGATGATATTGTTGGTACAATTGTGCCTAATCCAGTTGATGATAGATTCTTAATCTACAACATTGACCCTGACACTCTACCGCAAAACACACTAGACCCAATTAACGCAATCATCAATCCTCAGTTGACAGGACCTAATGCTGGATTGCCCGGCCCTACTCCCGGAGTAAGATATCTTATCGTTGAGAACATAGGGTATGACGAAGATTCTACTGTTGCTTGGGGTGGCTTAGTTGCGGCAGCTAACGATATCATAGAATATAATGCTAGTTCTAATCAATGGGAAGTATCATTTAGTGCAGATGAGGCCACTACAGTACAATTTGTGACTAACTTGACTACAACTATTCAATATAGATACGTTCCTAACGAGGGTATGTGGGTCAAGTCATATGAAGGATGGTATGGGGAAGGCGATTATAGTATCGTTATCTAATATGTCCAAACAAGCAGCCGGCGTTTTCTTTTATAGTTCAGTAACAAATAGTTTTCTATACTTATTGAGAAGTGACAAACAAACTCCTATGTGGAGTATCCCTGGTGGCGGAATAGAGAATGATGAAACTCTAGCTGACGGGATAAAAAGAGAATGTTTTGAAGAAATGCAATTTGACATTTCTGAACTAAAGATCATTCCTATTCAAAAATTCGTGAACGGAAACTTCACTTATCATACATTTTTCTGTCAAATTGAAGAAGAATTTATTCCTAAACTAAATCACGAACACGTAGGCTATGCGTGGGTAAAGTCTGGTCTATATCCTAAACCACTACACCCTGGATTATTTTCTACTGTGAATATTGATATTGTGATTGAAAAGTTAAACAGTCTTACTTGATTATATACCAAGAAAAGCCGATAGTGTAGGCCAACCCATAGCGCCAGCTAATACGCCTGCTCCCATAAGCATCCAGCGCCATTTTTCAAACGAAGCAATTTTCTCGTTTACTTCGTCGTGTTGCTTTTTATTTTCTTCTTGGAACTCTTTGATAAGGTTGTGCGTAGCTTCTGTTTGATTGTCAATGTGAGTTGTCAAGTCCTTCAGGCCAGTTTTGATATCGTCACATTTTTCATTGAGATATCCATACTGTACCTGAAGGACCGCAATTTCGGTC